GAACCGGCCGTAACAGGGGCAGAACCATTGTTGAAGGCATTTCAGAGCGACATCGACGCACGCGTCACCAGTGCAGTAGAGAAGACCAGAAAGGAACTCAAACCCGCCGATCCCAATCCCGCAGACCAAAAACCTGCGGACCCTCCGAAACCCGGAGATGATATCCCGGCATGGGCGAAGGGCCTGATGGATAAACTCGAGGCGCTGGAGAAACGGGAGGTCAAATCTTCACTCGTCGGCAAAGCCAAGGCTAAGCTGGCTGAAAAGAAGATCCCGGAATCCTTCCTTCGCGGGCGTTCGCTGGACATTGAATCCGAGGCAGACATCGACAACCTTGTGGCATCCCTGGAAGCGGACTACACCGCCTTTCGCCAGGATCTGGTCAACCAGGGGGTCATCGTGAATAACCCGCAGGAAGGCGGAGGGGAGAAGGCAGACGCGGCAATCGCCAAGATGATCGCCGAGAAACGCAACAACCCGACCGTGGCCAGCGGAGTAGTAGGTAAAAAATTAATCTGATTGTTTAACGAAATTCATTTGAAAGCATGAATCTTACATCCAAAACCATATCCGGACGCAAGGTAGTCTTCGATCAAGTGATTGAGGATTATCCCGGCGGTGCGAGCTTCGACCTATCCAACGTCCCTGCGGACACGGAGTACATCGCGGCAGGCACCCCCGTCTACATTGACAAGTCGGCCCGCGTGGCCTACCTTGTCAAGACGGCGACCATCGTGGACGCCTCCGATGCGGATAAAGTCTACATCGACACCCCGAACCTGTTCTCCGTCGGCGACCATGTGTATGACGGAGCCACGGCACAGACCATCACGGCCATCACCGCCTCCGGCGACATGGACTTACTCGCCCTCGACGGTGACCTGTCAACAACCGGAGATGGCACCGTCCTGACCGTGGCCACCGATGCCACAACGGCCACCGCACTTTACACGCCCAACGCCCTGGTAAAAGACGACATCTACGTCGGTAACGGCGTGGCCCTTGTCGACAACACCGAAGGGAGCTATGTCATCGGGGGATCCGTTCGCGAGAGCGCCCTTACCTACCCGCTGAGCACGACCCAGAAGACCGCGCTTGCAAAACTCACGTTTAACTATTAACACTGACGCAGCATGAAATCACCTATCATCAACGGAGTATCGCAGACAGGACTGGAGCAGTACCTGGCTGCCCGCCAGTATGAAGAATTGTACTGGGCGTCATTGTTCCCCATCAAGAACGTGAACACACTGGATGCCAAGACGATCATCGGAGCCAGCGGAAACCGCGTGGCCGCCAACGTGATCGCCTACGACGCAACGACCCCGGAACTGGGACGGAAATCCCTTTCCGTGAAATATTTCGACATCCCCAAGGTGGCCATCGCCCGCCGGAAATCAGAGCGTGAGATCCTCGAACACCAGATCACCCGTTCGATCCAGGGCAACCTTGCCGTCATCGAAGATTACTTCAACGACCTCGACTTCTGCTGGGACGGCGTACAGGCCCGGATGGAATGGATGGCCCTTCAGGCGCTGTCCGCCACCACCATGAAGCTGTCCGTGACCAACAACCCGCTGGGCATCATCAACGAGACGACCATCGATTTCGGGATGCCGACAGCCAACAAGGAGGTCGTGGGCACAGTATGGTCTTCAACCAACGCTGCCACCATGGCTCCCTTAACGGACATCAAAAACGTGATGCTCGAAGGGCGCAAAATTGGCGTTAACCTTCGGTATATGCTGATGAACGCCACCACCTTCGACCTTCTGACCGCATCTACCGAGTATCAGAATGCCGCCAAGCAGTTCCTGGTGGGTGAACCCACCGTACTGGGATACCAGAGCCTTCAGATCGCCAACACCGTGATGAATGCCCTGCGCCTGCCGCAGATTGTTCTGATCGACACCTATGTGGGCATCGAGAATGCCGCAGGTACCGTAGAGGCCACCGACCCGTGGAGTGCAAACCACGTCACCTTCCTTCCCGACCTGGTGTGCGGTAATTTCTACGCGGGACCCATCGCTGAAGAGATCGAAAAACCGCTGGACGTCGTCCAGAGCAAACGCGGACCGGTACTTCTGAGTGTGCGCAAGGACTTCAACCCGTCGTCCGTACTCACCAAAGGCGAGGCCAACGTATTCCCGTCATGGGCGAATGTTGACCAGTGCTTTAGCCTGTACACCCTTTCGGCTTCAACCTGGGCATAATGATAATCTGACTTCGCGATGACAAACCTTGAGGCGATCAAAGCAACCATAGCAGGCTACCCCATAGCGGATAACACCTTCACGAAGGTACTTACCGACCGGGGCATCACCAGCACGGGTACATACGCTGGCAACTCGTCAGCAATGGAACTCGCGCAGGCCGATGTATATGTCATCCTGGCAACGGCGGCAAACGTTAGCGAGGGGCAGTATTCTGTTTCGGTCAATGACCGCGCATCACTGCTCAAGCTGGCCAACTCGCTTTACCAGAAATGGGGATACCCGATCGTGGGGGCCACAGCGCCGAAAGTCAAAGCCGTCAATCCATGGTAACCCAATATCCCGATACCGCAGTCTTTGCGATCCCCGGAACCCCGGCGCAGGATCTCGATGGAAACTGGTACGTACCCGATCCGACAACGCTGACCACCACCTGCCGGGCTGAATACAACAGCAAGCAAGGCACGGTACAGACGCGGGACGGGCAGGTCGTACAGTACGACTATACCGTCTACCAGCCGGTGCATACCACCGAGATCGCTCCGGGGACTCAGGTAGTGGTGACCACACACGCAGGCAGGGTCATTGAAGGCACCGTCAAACGTCACGAGAATAACCAGCTTAACTCCAAGTCATGGGTATAACGCTGCGCACACCGATCAAGGATATCACCAACGACTCGCTCAGGCAGCTCAAGGCGATCGAGGACGGCATCATCGACCGACTCGACATCTGTGGTGCTGAATTTATGCAGCAGGCCAAGGATGACCTCAAGATAGACCGCAGCGCCTTCCCGACAGTCCGCAAAGGTAAGAAGGGAGATCCACCGACGGGACCAGGCGAATATCTCGATGATACGGCCAACCTGCGCAACTCGATCGGATACTTTGTCCTCCGGGACGGGGTGATCGTTCGTGGTCGCGTGGAAGGCGGCGGTGAATCACAGACGGCAGCGCAGGAGGTGCTTCAATCAGTACCCAAGATCCGGGGATACCAGCTGGTGGGTGTGGCGGGCATGAACTATGCAAGCTACCTTGAAAGTAAAGGGTTCAACGTGATCACCAGTCAGGCCATGGTAGCAATGACTAACGTGGAAGGTATGCTGAAACGGTTTGCAAAATCAAAGAACGCGGATATAAATGTCGACTTCACAGGGGTACAAACGGCAATGAGATGAAAACGCAGGATACGGCGATAAATTACATTTACACGCTTCTGGCGGATTCCGACGGGGTGCAGGTGCCGGTGTACAAATACACCAAGCCTACGAACATCACCCCTGACGAATTCGTGGTACTCACTGCGCTGCCAATCAGCGCGGGAGTCATGCAGAAGGTGATAGTAAACGTCAATTACTACTGCGTGGACAAGGATAAAGCCAACGCCCTGCCGGACATCGAAACCCTCGAATGCCGCAACCTGCTTCTGATGACCATCCTCCAGGAAGTCACCGACGTGGAAGAAGGCATCGGGTATCACATCGACTTTGAATCACAGGAAATTCTTCGCGAGTCAGAAATCAATATGCACTACTCTAACATTCGTTTAAACGTAAAACTGTTTAATTCATAAGATATGGCAAATTACTTATACGGCATAAAATCCGTAAAATACGGCGCAGTCGTGGCCACCGGCTCCGGCTTCGCTATGCCTGCTTCCGGTGACATGTCCGCATGGGCTTACACGGTACAGGGATCTCTTACCATCTCGGAGGACGAGTCGACAACGACCGAATTCTTTGTTGAGGAAGTATCCACGCCGGTACACTCCATCGTCACCGACCCCGGAAAGCTCACCATGACCTGGAGGGCCTACGACATGACCCCGGCACTGATCGCCGTGATGAAGGGCGGCACCGCCGCCACCGGATCGGGCGGAGACTACTACTACGGTCCCGAAACCGTCGCAGCCATCGAAATGTCGCTCCAAGTCACCACGACCAACGACATCGTGTTCGAGATCCCGCGTGCCTCATGCCTTGCCCGCTTCGACTCGGTGCTGGGACGTGAGAACCTGTTGGAAATGGAAGTCAAGGCTACGGCATTGGCACCCGAAACCAGCGGCACGGGAGCGACAGACCAGGCACCATACCGTTTCAAGATCCCAACGACTTGATCCGTTTTGTTCTCATAATAGGTTTAATTGGTTAATTGAAGAGCCGCCCGAAGCGATGACGGCGGCTTTTTTACAAAAAAAGCATGACGAAAGAAAAGCAAATTCAGCGCGACGCGGCAGACGCACTACTGGATCAGGGTACCAAGTTCAAAGTACGGTGGATCTTCGGCATCAAACTACCGATGGCAATCCGACCGCTGCGCCCTGGTACCATCGTAAGGCTGAGCCGGGAATCCACGTACCTGACCGAGGTAAACGAGTCGGAGAACATGATCCACGAAATGCTGCGAACAGGCGGCAACCTTCGGGTCATGGCGCGGATGGCGGCCACGGCGATCATAAACCGTCCGGGGCGTTTCTGGATGGTGGGTGCGCTGTCACGGTTACTTCTCAAACGAGTAGAAAACACCTCGGAAATGTTCACCCTGATGGCCATGGTGTACAAGCAAATGGGCGCTGAACACTTTTTTTTTACTATGCAACTAACGGCGGGGATGAACTTCCTGAGGAAAAAGACGACGACGGAGAACACCGCGGCGGCGAGTCCTTCTGGGGTACCCTCGGCCTGATCCAGAAAACCTTCATGCTGTCACACCGGCAGATCATGTGGGAAGAGAGTTGGATCAATTTAGTGATGAAAATGCGGGACATGCCCTACTATCACTACAAAGGCAAGAAGGACGGTGCAAAGAAGAAGGATACCGTGGACGCCATACCGGGGGATGCGGACATCCTGATGAAGAAATTCGGTAAATACGCAGGATAACATGGCAGGGATATATTTCGACGCACGGATAAACGGCGAACAGCTTCAACGGGACATCGCCGACATCAATAAGCAACTTAAGAACCTCACCACCGACGTAGAGAAGACGGGGCGCGGCATCGACAGCACCTTCAAGAATCTCGGCGGGTTGCTGGCCGGGTACTTCACCTTCAACTTCGCCGGGAACATGGTCAAGCAGATCGCACAGGTTCGCGGGGAGTTCCAACAACTGGAGGTGGCATTCGAGACGATGATAGGCAATAAGGCTAAGGCTGATGCGCTGATGGCTGACGTTGTCAGGATGGCATCTACCACACCGTTTGAGCTTAAAGAGGTTGCATCCGGAGCCAAATCACTGCTGGCATTCGGAGTCGAGACAGAAAACATCATCCCTACGCTCAAATCACTGGGTGACGTATCTGCGGGGCTGTCCGTACCCATGGAACGACTGATACTGAACTTCGGCCAGATCAAAACGCAATCGAAACTTACCGGAAAGGAACTGCGTGACTTCAACGTGGCCGGTGTGCCGATCATCGCAGAGCTGGCAAAGAACCTGGGCAAATCAGAACAGGCTATCCAGGACATGGTCACCGCTGGTAATATCGGGTTCCAGGAGGTCGCCGACGCGTTCAAATCCATGAGTTCGGAAGGAGGTCGCTTTGCCAACCTGATGGATAAGCAGGCCAAGACCATCATAGGGCTTCAGTCGAACCTTCGGGACGCCATTGACCAGATGTTCAACTCCATCGGAGAATCGCAGGAAGGGGCTATCAGTAGCGTTATTAAGACCGCCATTAGCCTTGTCGAGAATTACGAAAAGGTGATCGACATTCTGAAAGTACTGGTGGTGACTTACGGCGCATACAAGGCCGCGCTGATGACGGTGGCGGCATGGCAGGCGATCAGCACGAAATACGCCGTGATGGACATCGCCACCAAGAAACTGCAGGTCAACGCAACGCTGGAAGCGGCTTTAGCGCAGAAAGGACTGAACGCTGCAATGAAGTTAAACCCATACGTTCTGGCAGCCGCAGGCATCGCCGCCTTCGTGTCCATCCTGACCATATCAATTAAGAAAAAGCGCGAAGCAGCCGAAGCCGCCGCGGAGTTCTCTGATTCATTGGAGACCGAAACGTACAACGTAAACAAGGCATTTGAGGCGATAAAAAACACCACGGAAGGCACCAAGGAACGCGCCAAGGCAATCCAGGCGATTAACACCCAGTACGGCACATACCTCCCGAATATGCTCACCGAGGTGTCTACGCTTGAGCAGATCGCAGAAGCGCAGAAAGGAGTTACGGCGGCAATCATCGAGACCATAAGCACCAGGAATAAGGAAGCGATGCTAAAGCCGGTACAGGATAAGCTGAACGATGCCATAGCAGACTACAAGGGTAAGGTAGCCAACCTCATGGACGATATGGTCAGCGGCATACAGAAGGGACAGTTTGAGGGGCAGATGGATACCCTGTTTAAGAATATTACCGAACGCGCAAAAAACGGAGCGACGGCATCCATCGAGGAAATATCCAGGGCGATCACCACGATATATAAGAACGTCACCGGAGGAAACTATATCTACGCCGATGTGGCCGACCGGCTGGCCATGGAGTTGAATAAAGCGGCATTCGCACAGAAGAATCTTGAAGACGCGACTGTATCGCTAAATGAGCAGACCAAGGCATACCTGCGCACCCTCGGACTGACTGACCAGCAGATCGGCACCACCAGTGAACAAATAAGCAAAACGGTCAGCCAGCAGATCGCCGATACCACAAAAGCAATAACGGACGCCCAGGCAGAACTCAACCGCCTACGCCAACCGAACAGCGTGGCC